GTGCTTGTTTAAATGTAAGGCGGTGCTAGATTACGCGAAAAAGGAAATGCTAGCCCCAAAGATCCTAAGCTTCGAAGACTTCAAGCGTAAGACACAGGAGATGAATCCTGATATCGTGGAGGCCAACTTTAATCAGACGCCTATTGATGTTAAAGGTAGGTTGTACACAAACTTCAAGGAGTGGGAGAATTTGCCGGCCTCGTCTGATGGACAGGTGTGGAATTATACCGATACGGCCGACACCGGCACGGATTTCTTATGCAGTATAAATTACATCATCCATAATAATGAAGCCTACATCACGGATCTAGTGTTCACACAGGAACCTATGGAGGCTACCGAGAACATGGTGGCAGACCTCTATGTAAGAGGGAACATCACTAAGGCAATGATTGAGAGTAATAATGGTGGCCGAGGATTTGCTAGAAACGTGAAGACTAAGTTAAACGACAGAGGCTGGAACCAAACACGAATTAGCACGGTGGCGCAGACCAAGAACAAGGAGAGCCGAATCTTAACCAGTAGTGGTTGGGTAGAGGAGCATGTTTATATGCCTCTAAACTGGAGGAGAAAATACCCTGAGTTCGCTAGCCAAGTCCTAAAATACCAACGTAAAGGCAAGAACGCCCACGACGACGCACTAGACGTCCTCGCCTCTATCTATGAACATGTATGTGGTAAAATTAAGCCAACGATAGCCAATAAGAGCGACCTCTTAGGCACAACTAGAGTTCGTCAGAACTACTGGAGATGATAGATGAAACAATACCAACTGAAGCGAGGCACAGAGCTAACCCCGCAGATCATAAAAGACATTATAGATTGGTGCGAACTCCGTGGACAGAAGCTAAAAAAGAAGCTTGATTATTACCAAGGGCTAAACGACATTACAGAGACTAGACCTGCACAAGCAGGCAAAGCCACAGTACTAGTGAACCACGCCAGCTTCATTACCGACATTAACGTGGCGTACCTACTCGGCAACCCTGTTCAATACCAAATCACTGATGGCATGGAAGAGGTATTGCAACCAGTGCTTGATGTCTATAAGAAGCAAACCATTGACACGCTAGACACTGAGCTGGCTAAGGACGTCAGTATTTACGGCATAGGTTACGAATACGTTTATAACGACGAGAACGCCCAGCCACAGAGCGTAGTGAGCGACCCACGCAACACGGTGCTAGTAGTCGACACAACGGTGCAACACAAACCACTGTATGGCGTGATCTATAGGGCTATATACGAGGGTGGGAGTACAACCCCTACAGGATACGAATTAACCGTGGTGGACGACAACACAATTAGAGAGTACTCGATGGATGGCAAAGGCGCAGAGCTTAGCTTAGTCTATGAAGCTCCACATGCTTTCGGCGGTGTGCCTTTAATTGAAGTTCCAAACACCAAACACTACACCGGAGATTTCGATAACGTCATGAACCTGATTGACGCCTACAATATCCTGCAGAGCGACCGAATCAATGACAGAAAAACCTTAGTGGAGGCCATCCTTGTTGGGTATGGTGTAGACCTAGACGAGGAGCAGGTCAAAGACCTTAAAGAGAACCGCATGATTACGGGTGTGCCAACAGACAGCAAAATAGAATACTTGGTTAAGGCGCTAAATGAGGCCGACACTGAGGTACTGCGTAAGAGTATTGAAAATGATATTCATAAGATTAGTTATACTCCGAATATGAGTGATAACGAATTTGCCGGCAATCTCTCAGGTGTAGCCATTGGATACAAACTGTTTAATTTTGAACAACACATCAAGGACAAAGAGAGCTACTTTGAGCGTGGACTAATGCAGAGATTAAAGCTCTACTATAACTACCTGAAGACATTAAGCAAAATCCGTGCTAATGACTCCCTAGACATCGTTACCGAGACTGACGCTGTGTTTAACCGTGCATTGCCGAAGAATGACCTAGAAACTTCACAAATGATTAGTAACCTTAAGAGTGCCGGAGTAGTGAGCGACCAAACCCTAGTAGGACAGTTAAGTTTCGTAAAGAACCCCGCAGAAGAGGTCGAGACCGCTAAACTTGAGAAAGCAGAAGAGCTGAAATATAACGACTTTGGAACTGAGCCGATCATCACAGAGAACGACGAACACCACGAAGAAGAGGAGTAGGCCATGCAGGAGCAGAGATTTATTGAGAATAAGGCGATTAGAGTGTTCTATAGCCTGATGGCGTTTAGCGGGGTATTAACTGCTCTAATCAACCAAGGAGACGGCATGATGGGCGGGCTAGAGCGAGCCATAGGCTTCGCACAGTTCTTTATTTACATGTCTATGTGCTATTTGAGCCGAAAGAACCTAGTAGAGCAGAGCATTGTCATGGTGCAAGGAGCAATGATTTTACAAGGCCTTATGGTGGTTCTATCGGTCTATAATAACTTCATCGCACATGCCATTGATCTGAACCTTGTGCAGAGTGATATATTAGGGGGGATTATCATTATATGGGCTTTATATCATAGACAGCGAGACCTCAGGAGACTACTGGCGACCGCACAAAAAATTCAGGACATAAGAGAAAAATGAATTGGCAAGAGATTATCCTTGGCGTTATAGGCGGAGGCGGGTTTGCTACGGTCATCACCGCACTAGCTACCCGCAAGAAGAATACTAGCGACATCCAGCAGAGCAATATTGACACAGCTCTGAAGCTTAAGAGCGAGGCATTGAAAGAATACATGACGGCACGGGAAGAGTTGTCTGAAGCTAGGCGACTAATTGCCAATGCAGAAGAAAGGATCAGGCTAGCTAATGCCTATATTAAGGTATTGCAAGACCTGCTAGACGAGAACGGCATTAAATACCCACCTAGAGAGGCTATGAATGAGGAAATCAAAAACCAATAAAGAATATTGGATAGACCGTGAGACCTTGCGCATTGCACAGAATGAGCAAGGCTATAACGAGGTCAGGCAGACTGTAGCTAGGATCTACGACACCAACAACCAGTACGTGCTAAAAGAGCTTAGGAAGATCTACAGCCGTGGTATTGCTGATCCAACTTATCTACGCCAACTAGAGACTGCAGACAGCTTGCGGGAGTTCCTGTCTATTGTGAAGAAAAAAGGCTTGTATGATATGCTCCCTGACAACTACAAATTCAGGGCAGATAGATTAACGAGTCTTAACCGCAACATCTGGCTTAAGTGCAAAGAGAGCATGGTTGATGAGTACGTGCTAACTAGCAATGCTTATAGTCGGGGGGCAAATGGCATATACACAAGCATGTCTAAGGACTTAAGCGAAGCTAGTGGTCTAGCTAGTAGCTTCGGCACTATACCGGTAGATAGACTAGAGCGAATTATGGCCGTGAGACCGGATGGATCAGACTTTAGTGCCACTATATGGCGGAACAATGAGAAGCTGATCGCTGAGCTAAACACTACACTAGCTTCAGGCTTCCAACTCGGTAAGTCGATTGAGCAGATGTCTAGCGAATTAAGCCGAAGAATGGACGTGGCGAAGTTTAACGCAGATAGGATTATTCAGACTGAAGCGAACTACTATGCCAATCAGGCCGAGTATGAGTGCTATAAGGACTATGGCGTTGAGAGGTATCAGTATATTGCAGTCCTAGACAACAGGACTAGTGAGATCTGCCAACATCTCGAAGGCAAGGTATATAAGCTAAGCGAGGCTAAGGTAGGGGTTAATTACCCCCCAATGCACCCGTTCTGCAGGTCTAGTACAATTCCTGTGCTTGCCGGAGAAGTTAAGGGGTATGCCGGCGAGCGAATCGCAAGGTATGAGAAAGGCGGGGCAGACAAATACATTTATGATGGAGAGATTAGGCAAGGCGTTAATCCTGTGTTTAATCGCGATCCAATAAGCCCACAGGCCACACTAGCCCCTAACACGACACTAGGCTACACTAAGAGCTTCAATGAGGACATCAACCCTGCTGTACGCAGGCAGTATAAACAAGCTCTTAGCGAGGATTTTAGCGAGTATCCACAAGTGCAGAACTCTGTGAGTGGAGTAAGTGGCACTGGCAGGACGTTTGGGGACACGACTAAAACACTAGGCACCTATAACAATGCTAATAATCTGAATATCAATGTCGTATCTCCAACCACGACAAAAGGCGTTGAAGCTGGACTAACGAGAGACCAGAGACTAGTGGAGCTTAAAGGTCTAGACAGTATGAGGATCAACTTCCAAAAAGTGAAGATGAGCGCTAAGGATTATCAGGATCACATCACTAAGAATTATAAAACTAAGCACTGGGTAGCGAAAAACGCTAAGGGGATCGCACATCATGAGTTCGGACACGCCCTAGGCCATTATTTAGAAGCCCGAGGCAAGGGATTAACTAATAATCAGATCGCAGGAATTAAACGAGCCTATGGCAGAAACGGCAAACGAATTACTAACAGCACTACTGCTGAGAACATGGCTAGAGTGGTTAATGGCTTCAGAAATTCCGCTGGACTAGACGCTGTGCAGAGCCAAATCGTAAAGACCGTGCTAGAGGCTAACACAGGGGGAGAGGAAGTGTTTAGGGGGCGAAGAGGAGTTATAGCTTTGAGCCGGTATGGCAAGAAGAATTGGCATGAGAGCTTCGCCGAGCTGTTTAGCTATGCAAGGCAGAACCCGAACACGGAGATCTCAAAGCTGTTAAATGCAGAGATCGCTAAGAGATTAGTGTAATTTAAGAAATATGTATAAGCGTGTTATAATCAGGCTGTAAACCCGACGGGGGTAAAACGGAAAGGATAAAAGGCTAAATGGATAATAACAACCAGCCAAACACTACGCCCGCTAACGAACCTCAAAACGATAGCAACAAGGACGGTAAAAATGAGAAGACCTTTACTCAGGATGAGGTTAATCAACTGATCGGTAAGTACCGAAGCGAAGGCAAAACCAAAGCTGAAGCTGACATAGCTAAAGCAGTTGCAGACGCCAAAGCCGAATGGGAACGCCAAAGTAAATTGACCGAAGAAGAAAGAGCAAAGGAAGCAAGCTCCAAGCGTGAGCGTGAACTTGAAGAGAAAGCAAAGGCTCTATCATATCGAGAGAACACCACAACCGCTAAGGAATTGCTAGCCGATAAACATATTGATACCACCATGGCACGCTTCCTAGTTACTGCAGACGCAGACGAAACTAAGAAGAACGTGGAAGAGTTTGAAAAAGCTTTTGCCAAGGCCGTGGAAGTAGCCGTAGAGGATAAACTTAAGGGTAAAACCCCTGAAGATAAGAGCGGAGCTAAAAATAATAGCTCTACCGCCTCAGACTACGCCAAAGGTATATATAGGAACGGCACCACAATAGCTTGTTAATTCAGGCACTACTCTATAGGAATTTATACAATGGCACGAACCGACGCACGTAGTATTTACGATTCTAGTGATGATACTACCAAAGCCAAATTAGCCGAACTTTCCGGCAAACTTATCGAAGGAATTTTTGCTACTGCTATTTCTAGCGGTATTAAAAACACCGATTACTCCGGCGATCCAACTACTGGTTCTGTTGAAGTAAACCGCTTCAAGAACGCAGTCTCTAAAGACTACGGTTCTGCACGTACCGCAGGTAAGGGCGAAGCACTCCGTAACACTGGTAAGGTTACCGTCAACATCAACCAGCGCAAAGAAATCATTGAAGAAGTCAACGGCACCGACCTTGCTCTCTTCGGCCTAGCAGGACTCGCTGAGAAACGCGCAAATAACCACCTCAAACAGATGGTTGCAGTCTTAGACCGCGCCTTCTTCACCGAAGCTGAAGCTAAAGCAACCAACGTTGTCTTGACCGGCATTACCGCGATTGAAGAAGTTGCAGAAAAGATGATCCAAACCATCATCTCAGTCAAGAACGACTGGGTTGACGGCGTTGATAAAGAAGATGTTGTAATGACCCTTAACCCTAAGGCCTACGGCAAGCTTCGCAACTACCTTGACAAAGTTACCGTTCCTACAGTCAATAGCGGCACCCGTGAGATCAACGTGTTCCACGGTGTTGAAACCATCGAGAACCTCCGCCAAACTGCTGATATCCTTATTCAGATTAAGGGTGCAATCGCATTACCAGTACTCGTCAAGCAGTACGACGCAGAAAAAATCCCTCTATCTAATGATTACGGCCTTGAGCTTTTCTACGATTACGGTGTTACCGTTGTCGCAAAAGACCTCATCTTCAAAGGCACATTAGCTTAGTCTAGACCGCAAGGCGAGGGCGGTTAATTCCTCGCCACTAAGATTAAGGAAACTTAAATGGCATACTTTAAGAATTTAGTTGCAGAAAGCATTTTAGAGGTCGAAGAGGATCAAGTAGCGACCTACTTAGAATACTCAGACCGCTACGCCCTCTGCGACATCAACGGCAACCTGATCGAGGAAGCCGAAACAGTCAAGGCTGAACCTAAGGAACAGCCTAAAAAGAAAGAAGAGACTAAAGCAGTAGCTAAAAAGGCTGAAGAGACGGAAGAAGCCCCTGCTGAAGTTGAAGAGCGTTAAATAGAAAGGACGGAAACCTAAATGGACGAAATTAAAGCGAAAATTAAGGAAACCGTCCTTGTTCTATTCCCTAAGGCTGGCACCGATACCGCCACACTAGATGTAGTAATAGCTGAAGCCCTAGACCGTGTGCTTTTATATCTGAACTACCCGACCAATTACGACTTTAAGAAGTGGAATAACCGACTTAATCCTGTAATAGCTAGGGTAATAGTAGGGATCTACACCAAGACCACCGAAGAGAAAGACACAGGTCTAGCAGAGCGAGGCGTGGCAAGTTTAAGCGACAACGGGCAGAGCATTAGCTATAAGGACACGGCCAAACAATATCTCGCCACAGCGACCGATGAAGAGGTGTTTGCCGGCTTTACTAGCTTGCTGGCTAGATACAGGAGGCCGCATGTACTTTCCAAAGCACGCTAGAAGCTTAATAGCCAAAACCTTCTATGATAAGCCACTAGAGCTACTTAAGGTAGTGCAGGGGCAAGATGAAGAGGGGGGATTATTGCCACCTACACTAACCTCTGTGGCTAATCTACTAGGCAACGTAAACCCTAGCACTACCATGGCCGTGGAAGAGTTTGGGCAGAACACTACCGCTACTGCCGTGATCACCATGAGCAGAGAGAATGGTGCTAAGATCAAAATAGCCGATAAGCTAAAGGTAGGGGGAATAGTGTATGAGGTAATCGAGCTTCACGGTTACGATAGTCACACAACCCTAGGGGTAAGACAATGGCGAACTCGGTAGAGGTAAACTTTAAGGACCTAGCACGGATAAATGCACGGCTTGAGAGTCTAGCAGAGGCAGACAACACGACTGCTGAAAAAGCTATGCAGACAGCAGTGCTACTAGTCCAACGATCGGCAAAAGTTAAGGTAGCAAACGGGCATTCCGTTACAGGACGACTCCTAAATAGTATTGGTAAGAGAGTGACCAAGGAGGGGGATGAACTCGTTGGAGAAGTCTATACAAACGTCGAGTACGCTCCATACCTAGAGTATGGCACGGGCGTAAGAGGCGAAGCTACACATACACCACCAATCGATGGGGAGTTAAGCTTTAACTCTGAGTGGACTGGACACCGTGCTTATCCTTATATGAGACCAGCCTTAGAGGAGAATAAGGACACGATTAAGAAGCTACTACAAGACGCGGTAAAGGGAGCGATGAAATGATAAATCAGAAACCTGAAATCTATAAGACGTTAAAGAGCCTAGGATACCCTGTGGCACAGCAAAGTGATAACGTCTTTAATACGCTTCCGGCACTGACATACTACATTAGTAGCGACAAGGTAGCAGTGGATCTAAATGCAGACCTAACTAGTCAAACTACGTCCGTATCGATAGATATATGGGCGAACACCAGCGTGGAGGCCTCAAGAATTTTGGGGGAGCTTGAAACAGCGATGAGGAAGAAACATTGGAGACTAACTAATTCATTAGATCTACCAAACCCTGACAAGACCATATACCACACCAACGCTACATTCGAGCGACTGATAGGCGTGATATAATGGCAATAGAGAGCCGTAAGGCATATACTACACAGGAGAATTAACCATGGCAGGGACTACTACTATGGGAACCACATTGACTCTTAAAAAGGCTGAGGCAAGTGGTACTGATAAGATGATTGCACGCATTACTTCTATTGGAGAAATGGGTGGCGAACACGAAGAACAAGACGTCACAACGCTTGACAGCCCTAACGGAGCTAAAGAATTTATTCCAGCCGGCACCGACTACGGCGAGGTTGAAGTAAATTGCAACGTTCTTAAAGGAGACCAAGCGCTAGAGCTAACTCAACTATTCGAGAGTAAAACCGTACGTGATTGGGAAGTCGCAACTCCTAAAGGCGCAAAGCAAACATTCAAAGCCTTTATCAAGGCGATCAAATACGGTGAGAAGACCACAGACGGTCTAGATACCGTAAAGGTTACCCTCCGTATTACAGGCAAGATTACTTACGCTAAGGGAGCCTAATTTAAGGGGGAGCAATTCCCCCTTAAAGCTATTATCAACATAATCACAAGGACAAATAAATGAAGCTTAATTATAAAGCTAGTAATATCGCTAACGCAGAAGATCTAACTAATAAATCATTCCTAGGAGTAATCTCTGAACTTGGATCACTTAGTATCGCTTCCACAGACATGAGTAAAGTTAAGATTAGCTCCCTAATCTTCCTACTCGAAGCAGGTGGAGCGACACGTGAAGAGGCAAGCGACATTGTAGATAATGAAGGGATTGAAACTGCACTAGATCTAGTGTTTGACGCATTGCAGACATCGGGTTTTTTAGCAAAAATGCAAGCCAAGGAAGCGGAGAAAGCCAAGAAAGCAGTAAAGAGTACCGAACCTTCCGAGAATTCTGGGAAGATCACGAAAAACTAGCTTATAAGATAGGGCTGAAGATCCCCGAATTTTGGGAACTGAATTTGAAACAATTCATGCACTGTATTGATGGTTATGCTGAACAACTAGCAGACCGACAGACAGAGATAGATATATTGAACCACGCCCTCGCTAGGTATATCGGGTTTGCGATAAACGATCCAAAGAACTTCCCTGAGAAGCCATTTAGTCAGAACGAGAGCATGAATAAGAGTGGGCTAATTACCACTGATGAAGCCCTTGAGGCACATATTAGAGCTAGAGCGGAAGCTCAAGAAAGCGGAGAATTATAAATGCCAATTAGCGATGAACTGCGCGTAAGAATAACAGGCGACGCTTCAAGCCTTAAGAGAGCTACTAAGGACGCTAGCCAACATATTGGTGCATTAAATAATGTTTTGAATAGTGTTGGTAAGCAGGTGGCAGGGCTAATAGGTAAGTATGCCTCTGTCGCCGCCGCGATCGCCCTAGTAGGTAAGACTATTGCAGGTAGCACTGCACAGTTTGGGCATTATGAGCAGAACATTGGGGGAGCAAAAGCAGTATTTGGTGATTACGCCGATTACTTAAGCAAGAAATCTGAAGAAGCTAGCACTGCTGTAGGCATGTCTATTAACGACTACCTACAAGGCGCTAACAAGATTGGTGCGATTATGCAGGGGGCTGGCATAACACAAGGCCAAAGCCTAGCCATGACTACATCATGGATGGAGCGCGCTGCGGATATGGCTTCAGTAATGGGCGAAACTACAGAAACTGCTTTAACTGCTGTTACCGCGGCCGCTAAAGGCAATTTCATGCTGATGGATAACATCGGCGTCAAGATGAATGCCACGACCATTGAAGCATACGCCTTAAGTAAGGGCATTAAGGCTAGCTATAATGAGATGAGCGAAGCCCAAAAGGTGGGGTTGGCTTATCAGATGTTTATGGAGAAAACCACCCAGTATGCCGGTAACTTCCGACGTGAGGGTGTTGAGACGCTAGAGGGTAGTCTAGCGGTGCTTAAAGCTAAATTTGCTAATCTAGGCGTTTATTTGGGGCAAGCATTCGGCCCGATATTGATGAATGTAGCTAACTTCATCTCCGGCTATATAATCCCTGCTATTCAGGCAGTAATTCCCTATATAGTAGGCTTTATGACCGTGATTGGGCAGATGGTGAGCTTCGTGGCAAAAGCCCTAGGAAGCTTATTTGGCAGTGGTGGAGGAGGTAAACAACTAGCCCAAGATACTGCGAAGACTAATAAGGCTATGGGCGGAGTGGCCGGTGGTGCTGGTACTACCGCTAAGAACCTAGGTAAGGCCAATAAGGAAGCCAAGAGGCTTAAAGGACAACTAGCAGGCTTTGATGAGATGAATGTGCTTGCAGAGCCACAACAAGCTTCAGGCGGTGCAGACGCAGGTGGTGGAGCAGGCGGAGGTGGGCTTGATTTTCCTGAGCCTGATTTATCAGGATTAAAGAATTATAAGAAAGCGTTTGATGAGATCAAGGCTAAGGCCGAAGAGGTCGCAAACAAGATCAAGAACGCGTTTAAGCGTATCGGCGAGATCATCGCAAGTAGCATTAACCCGAAGAGTTTTGAGAACTTCAAAAAAGGCGTGCTAGCCGTTGCTGAACCTCTAGCGAAGTTTTTTAGGGCGATCTG